CTCCTATCAATTTGTCAACCAAAAAACAAATATAAACTTGGCACGAAACAAGCGCTGTTGCTTCACACTAAAAACTATGAACCGAATGGCGAACCGAATGGCGAACCGTAAATGAACCTTTTTCGAGTTGATTTAAACTTGTGATTTTAGTTGTTTTAAACTATAATTTACAGTCACTTACCGTTAAATATAAAAGGTTTCCAATGGCTAAAAAACCGTTTAATAAAGACAGTAAACCGCAACCGGAATTTTTCAAAAAAGATGTTAAAGCAGTTGAGAAAAAAGAAAAAGCAATTTCAGATTTGAGAAAGGAAACTTCACGGTTAGCAAGCATGGCAAATAAACGAATCACTAGACTTGAAAGAAACGATTTAAAATCTAGTCCGGCATATAAAAATTATATAGCCGATGGACGGGGGCGTTTTGGAGTTGCTGGAAAGACTTATAATCAGGTTCAATCTGAATTAGCAAGGCTACGTAAATTTATAAACAGTGAAACATCGACTGTTAGGGGGGCTGGTTCTGTTTTAAAAAGTATGGCTGCTAACACTGGAATAAAATATAAAAACATGAAAGATTTAAAACAAAAATCAGCAAAGTTTTTCGAGTTATCTAGTAAGGTTGAACAATATTTAAGAACGGTTGACGATATGGCTAGCGCCGTAGGGTATCAAAAAATATGGGAGGCAGTAAACCAATATACTAGGGACGCAAAACTAAAACTAGGTAATGGCGGAAATGATATAGATTCTATGGTTAAAGCGGTTACAGATGCTATAAAAGAATATGATGAACCTGTTCCGTTATGGGCTGGTACGGGCTGGTATTCTTTAAAATAAATTCATCCAATTAAAAGCAGGTTATGATGTTTAAATATTCTGAAATAATTGGGTTATTAGACGAATTAGAATATGAAACAATAAAAACAAATAAAAAAATCAGTTATATAAATTTACCATGTGGGTTCGATATTGAAACCAGTAGTATTAAAGTTGGGGAGGAAAAAGCGGCTTTTATGTATATTTGGGCTTTAGGTATCGGTCACAATAAAGGGGTTTATTATGGTAGAAATTGGTCTAATTTCTTACAGGTTTGTGAACTATTACAAAAAACACTAGGTTTAAACAATGAAAAAAGGCTAGTTGTTTACGTCCATAATTTGGGTTATGAATTTCAGTTTATGCGTAAATATTTTAAATGGGTAGAAGTTTTTTCTGTAGGTGAACGTAAACCAATAAAAGCATTTTGTGATTATGGTATTGAATTTCGTTGTAGTTATATATTAAGCGGTTTCTCGTTGGCTAACACTGCTAAAAATTTGGTTAAATTTAAAGTTAAAAAACTAATAGGCGATTTAGATTATTCCCTCATAAGAACCCCTGAAACCCCACTAACAGCCCCTGAAATGGAATACGTAAACAATGATATAGAAATAATAACCGCCTATATCACGGAACAATTAGACCTATATAAAGACGTTTCAAAAATTCCTATGACCAATACAGGAAGGGTTCGGAAACACGTTAGAGAAGAATGTTATTATTCTAAAAGCAACCATAGAAAAAGCAGCGGTTCAAAATATTCTAAATACAGGAAAATAATGATGGATTTAACCATTGAACCCGAAAGTTATACCCAATTAAAACGGGCTTTTATGGGAGGGTTTACCCATGCAAACGCAAATTATCAGGGGCAAACTTTAAGCCAAGTTTCATCTATTGATTTTACGTCTAGCTACCCTGCGGTTATGGTTTCCGAAAAATTCCCTATGAGTCGTTTTAAGGAAGTAGAAATAAAATCAATTGAGGAATTAGATCAATATTGTTTAAAATACGCTGTTGTTTTTGATGTTCAATTTAAAAATTTAGAATGGAAATTAAGCCAAGAAACTTATATAAGTGAGTCGAAATGTTTCGAGGTATCAAATCCGACTATAAATAATGGGAGAATTGTTAGGGCTGATTCTATTTCAACAACCATTACTGAAATAGATTATGAAATAATGAAACAAGTATATTCTTGGGAGGGGATAGCAATTGGGAAAGTTAGATTTGCCCATAAAAATTATTTGCCGAAACCAATAATAAAATCAATTTTAGATTTGTATCAGGATAAAACAATTTTAAAAGGGGTAGAAGGTAGCGAAGTTGAATATATGCTATCAAAAGGAATGTTAAACTCAATTTATGGTATGAGCGTAACCGATATAGTAAAAGACAATGCAATTTATGATGATGAATGGGGAACTGAAAAAGTAGACGTAACGGAAGAAATAACAAATTATAATGAATCAAAAAACAGATTCCTTTTTTACGCTTGGGGTTTGTGGGTCACGGCATACGCTAGAAAAAATTTGTGGACTGGAATAATCGCAACGGGTGACGATTATGTTTATAGTGATACAGATAGTTTGAAGGTTTTAAACTATGATAAATACAAACCCTATATAAACTGGTTTGATAAACAAATAATTCAAAAAATGGAAAATATGTGTGATTTTTATAATTTTGATAAAAAACTATTATCTCCTAAAACTAAACAGGGGCAAATAAAAACAATCGGGGTTTGGGATTATGAGGGAACATATTCTAAATTTAAAACATTGGGAGCCAAACGCTATTTAACATTAGAAGGGGATGAACTAGCGTTAACCGTAGCAGGTTTAAGCAAACAAAACGGTTTGGATTATATGCGTGAATTAGCGGGAAACGATGAAAACGTATTTTCAATATTCAATGATTCTTTATATATTCCCGCTGATAGAACAGGTAAAATGACCCATACCTATATTGATGATGAATTAAAATTCAAATGTATTGATTATTTAGGGAATGAATCAACTTTAAACCCGTTAACTAGCGTACATTTGGAAAAATGCGATTTCACTTTAAACGTAGCAGATCAATATAAACAGTTTTTAACAAACCTTTCAAAAGGTTATATTTATAAAGGGGTTAAACACGTATGACTATTTTTTACAATACAGCAAAAATAGATAAGAAAAACGCTACCTATAATATGATTTTCGGGGAACGTTCAAACGGTAAAACCTACGCCCTATTGCGTAAATCATTAATCAATTATTTTAATGATGGTTCTCAAATGGCGTATGTTAGACGTTGGAAAGAAGACATAACAGGTAGAAGGGCACAGCGTTTATATTCTGGAATAAACGAAAACGAGGAAGTCAAAAAACTATCTAAAGGGCTGTTTACAGGTATCCATTATTGGGCTGGCAAATTCTACCTATGCAATTACAACGATGCAGGGAAAGCATTGTACAGCGATTTAGACGTTATCGGATTTACGTTTGCGCTATCAGACGGGGAACATGATAAATCAACCTCATTCCCTAGCATTTCAACCATTATTTTCGATGAATTTTTAACAGGTCGTTTATATTTAAATGATGAATTTGTTTTATTTATGAATACCGTTTCAACTATTGTGCGGAAACGGGACGATGTTAAAATTTATATGTTGGGAAATACGGTTAGTAAATTTTGCCCATACTTTAACGAAATGGGTTTAAAACATATTACTAAAATGGAACAAGGTTCTATTGATGTTTATAGATATGGTGATTCTAAATTAACCGTAGCGGTTGAATATTGTGATACAGTTGTAACAGATAAAAAAAGCAACAAATATTTTGCTTTTGATAACCCAAAATTGCAGATGATAACCGGCGGAGCTTGGGAGTTAGATATTTACCCCCATTTACCGTATAAATATAAACCTCATAACGTTTTGTTTGTTTATTTTATTGAGTTTGATTCTAGTGTTTTTCAGTGTGAAATTATAGAAGTAAATTCTGTTTACTTTACGTTCATACATATTAAAACCACCGATATTAAAGAGCCTGAAACTGATTTAATATATTCCCTAGACTTTAATCCCATGCTTAACTATAATCGAAACCTATACAATCCGGTTAATAAGTTGCAAGAACGGGTATTGTGGTTCTTTAAAACAGACCGAGTTTTTTATCAAAATAATGATGTTGGTGATACGGTTAGCAACTATTTAAAAATCTGTAAACGGGGGTGCTAATGGATTTTGTAAGTTTTAGTGAAATGATTGAAACGTTGGGTTTCCCTATTGCTGTTTGTGCGGCGTTGTTTTGGTCTAATCAGCAAACGGTTAAACGTTATGAAAGTGTTTTATCAGCTTTCAGGGAAACGCTAAACAACAATACAATTGCTTTAAACAAATTAAGCAACCGAATTGATAAGGATTAAAACCATGTATGACTTTAAAGATAAAGCAGCAAACATAAATCAAAATAACCGATATATGTTCGCGAAAACTATTTCTATGTTTGAATATCAAAATTTACCTGAAACAATTCCGTATCAGGAATTAGAAAAAATATTGCAGACTTCCGGTTATGCTTTTATAACGGAAGTTAAAGGTAAACTTTACGCTTTTGCGGGTCATTTGGGAGGGGAACAAGACGTTTACGGAAACCCCCAAAAAATAACCATTAATAACATTTTCCTGAATTTCAACAAAATTTTAAACGTTGAAACAGACGGGGTTTTAATTAGAAGCGACGATTCTTTACAGGGGCTTTTGCCGCTATTTAACAAACATAATTTCATGCTAATAGAAAATGATATTAACATGATAATGAATGGATATAATAACCGTTTACAAACCATGATAAGCGCTTCCGATGATAAGACAAAAGCAAGTGCGGAAAAATATATTGAAAATTTAATCGCGGGTGATATTGGTGTAATCGGTTCATCCCCAATGTTTGAAGGGGTTAAAAGTCAATCAGGGGGCAGTCAACAGGGTAGCGCGGTTACTACTTTAATTGAATATCATCAATACGTTAAAGCGAGCCTATTTAACGAAATAGGTTTAGACGCAAATTTCAACATGAAACGGGAGCGGGTGACGAAAGGGGAAACAGAACAAGGGGACGATATTTTATACCCATTTATTGATAATATGATGAAATGCCGCCTTGCAGCCATTGAAAAAATAAATGAAAAATACGGGCTGGAAATCTCCATAGATTACGGTTCTGTTTGGAATAAGAAAAATAAAGAAATGGTTGACGATATTGTAACCGCAACAGTAGAAACGCCAGACGTAACGCCAGACGTTGCGCCAGACGTAACGCCAGACGGGACGCCAGACGTTGCGCCAGACGTAACAGAGGAAGCGCCAGACGTTGCGCCAGACGTAACAGAGGAAGCGCCAGACGTTGCGCCAGACGTAACAGAGGAAGCGCCAGACGTTGCGCCAGACGTAACAGAGGAAGCGCCAGACGTTGCGCCAGACGTTGAAGAAAACAGCGAAAACTCAATCGAACCGAATGACGAAATAGAAGGGGATAATTTATCCGATACGCAATTAGAAGAAACAACCGAAATTTCATATGGCGAATCATCGTTGCCATTGTCGAAAGAATCATCAAACGAAAAAACCGAAATTGAAGAAATGTTGAAAGATGAAACTTTGACGGATGAAGAACGGG